GCTATGTTTGACACCACGCTATCGGGTTGACGCCCGGTCCCCGGGCCGTTACAATGGCCCAGGCTGGCGGTCTGTCCCCCGCCGAAGGTGGTCCCCGGTGACATACGAGCCCAAAACTGGTAGGTCGAAGTTCACAGTAGACCGTCAGAAGACCATCCTCGAAGCCTTCGCGTGCGGAGCGAGCGTCGAGACGGCCGCCGGGCTCGCGAGGATCACCCCCCTGACCCTGTTCCGCTGGCTGGCCAAGGGCCGGGACGAGCCGGAGGACTCGCGATACGGCAAGTTCTACCTGGACTGCCAGCAGGCGCGGGCCGAGCCGAAAGAGCGCGCGCTCAAAATCGTAGCCGACGCGCTCCCGGACTACCCCATGCTCGCTTGGAAGTACCTAGAGCGCATGGAGAAGGGTTACGCTCCCCCACAGATCGGCACCGTGCAGGCGGGAGGACCCACCGTCATCCAGCTTTCCTTCGACAACGGCCGTCCCCTGGCCCTCGCCCCGACGACCGAGATAGAGGTCGGGGAGATTACGGATGAGGGGGAGGATGTCGAGCCAACCTCAATCACTGCGGCAGCGGCCGACTGAGGTCAGACTACCGCCACTCCACCCCAAGCAGGAGGAAGTGGTCGAGTCCAAGGCCCGATTCAAGGTAGTTGTCTGCGGTCGCCAGTTCGGCAAGACCTCGCTCGGAGCGGCCATGGTCGTTCTTGGAGCGGCGGCCGGTGGCGACTACGGGTGGGTGGCCCCAAGCTTCCGCGTCGGCGAGCTGGGATGGGCGATGATCCGCAAGTTGTCCAACCAGATCAACGCCGAGACAGGCGGAGTCAAGGTTCAGGAACGACCAGTCTATCGCATCACTTTCCCTAGCGGCGGGTCGATCCAGATGTGGTCGTCTGAACACCCCGACTCCCTCCGAGGAATGACGCTGGATGGCGTGGTTTTCGATGAGGCCGCATTGGCACGGCCCGAAGCATGGCCCACGCTGCGACCGACTCTGAGCGTCCGGAGGGGTTGGGCGATCTTCATCAGCACGCCCAAGGGCCTCAACTGGTTCTACGACCTCTACGAGAACGCGGCTCACATCAAAAACTGGGAGAGGTGGCGGATCCCCAGCGCGGAGAACCCCCACCTACCGGCCGACGACATCGAGACGGCCAAGGGCGAGATGTCGAGCCTGATGTTCGCCCAGGAGTACATGGCGGAGTTCATCGCCACCGGCAGCGGTATCTTCCGCGCCGACTACATCCAGCATTACGCCTTCACGCAGGGCGAGCCCCTCACCTACATGTTCGGCCCGTCGGAATCCGTCCTGGACGAGGACCTGTGGAAGTTTCACACGGTGGACCTCGCCTGGTCGATGGACGAAGGGGCCGACTTCACCGTTATTTCGACCTGGGGAGTGACCCCGAGGAACCACATCTTGCTGTTGGATATGGTCCGGGGACGCTTCGAAGGACCCGACCTCATCCCGAGGCTCCGCTACGCGTTCGAGCGTTGGGGTGGATACCTGGTAGTGGAGCGGGCATCGCGCGGATTGGCGATCCTGCAGGAAGCGGAGCGGGTGGGCCTCCCGATCAAGGAGGTCAAGCCCGACAAGAACAAGCTAGCCCGAGCGGCCCCCGCTGCGGCGAGAATGGAGCAGGGGCGGCTGTGGTTCCCTCCGACGACTACCCCGTGGTGGCGGGAAATCGAGGAAGAGATGCTCGCGTTCCCGGCGGGTGCTCACGACGACTTCGTTGACACTTTGGCGTACGCTGTGATCGAGGCGGCAGATCAGTCCTCGTACGGCGACCATCGCCTATTCACGGTCTAGATAGGAGCTGAGAGTGGCGGGTCTGATGGATCGAATCCGGCTGCGGGGCCGACACGCCCCGGGAGCCCCTGAGGAACAGGCTAATATCGAACGAACGACGTTCGTGGCGGCCGAGTATCCTCGTTTCGATTCAGGCGGTCGTCCGATCGTTGAGTTCAGCCCCGATGTGCGGACTGCGCTAGGCTTGAACGGGGTGCGAATCGACTTCGCACTAGCGTACGAAAGGCAGGCAGCGGTCCGGCTGTGCGTCGATTTCCTCGCCGAAAACATCGCGCATTGCGCGTTGAAGGTCTACCGTAAGCAAGATGACGGGGACCGAGAGGAAGTGCCGTCCAGTCATCCGCTTCGCCGCCTGCTCCGTAACCCAAACGGGGGAGTCAGCTCCTACGAGTTCATTCGGGATACCATCGGCGACCTCGCCATCTACGGCAACGCCCATTGGGTGCGCCGTCAGGCCGGGGACGCTCAGGCTCTCGTGAGGGTGCACCCTCAGTACGTCACTTGTAAGGGCGGCTCCCCCGTTGTGGGGCCCACGTTCTACGAGGTGGACGTCGGCGGAGGACCCGTCGCGTTCGCTCCGGCGTTCATGACGCACTTCCGATGCTACAACCCGACCGACATTCGGGTTGGGATCTCAGTCCTGGAATCCCTGGTGTCGATCATGGCGGAGGAGCGGTACGCGTCGAGGCACCGGATCGCGTTTTGGCGCAACAGCGCCCGGCACGAGGGCTGGATCAGTCGGCCCAAGGAAGCCGGTCGGTGGACGCGGGATCAGCGCCGCGAGTTTCGGGCCGACTGGCAGGAAGCCATGTCGGGCACCGAGAACGCGGGCAAGACCGCCGTCCTCGAAGACGATATGAAGTGGAACCCGGGGTCGTTTAGCCCGAAGGACGCGGAGTTCATCGAGGGGCGCGATTGGGGCCTCGATATGACCGCGACGGCCTTCCGGATCCCGCTGGCGGTGCTCAGCCGCAAGAACACGGCCACCTTCGCCTCGACCAAGGAGTTCCACACGATGGTCTACGTGGACACCTTGGGTCCGTGGATGGCGATGATGGAGCAGGCGATCAACGTCCAGCTCGTGCCGTGGTTCGGGGACGAGAACCTGTTCGTCGAGTTCAATGTGGACGAGAAGCTGCAGGGCGACTTCGAAACCCAGTCGGAGGCCATGCGGCGGGCCATCCACGTCCCGTACATGTCGGTGAATGAGGCCCGGAAGATCCGGAACCTTCCGAGGCTAGAGGACCCGGACTTCGACACGCCGGCAAAGCTCCAAACGTACACGTACTTCTCCGACCCGGACCCACAAGACATGATCACGGAACCGGCCACGCCGCCGCTGCGGCAAGCAGCCCAGGACCAGGAGGTTGGGAATGGAAACAACGGAAACGGACATGGAGCTGTTCAGGAGCTACATGTCTGACCCGTCTGCCCGGGCCGCGTTCATGGAGTTCAAGGCTCAGCACGAGGAGCAGGAGACGCCCCGCCACTACGCGCGGATCCTGCACGCGGTGGGTTCGCGTCCTTGGGCCATCGAGGAAGGCATGATGGCCGTCATCGTAGACGTGCTCACGTTCCGCGCGTACGGCGGCCGTCTGACGGCGGCGGAGATCGAAGCTCGCGTCGGCCCCGCGCGTCGCTCCCCCTCCAACGCTGCGCCGATGGGCGTGGTGCGGATCCCCGTTTCGGGGGTCATCGTCCCGAAGGCAGCGGCCTTTAACGACATGTCCGGCGGCACGAGCGCGGAGGAGCTGGGCAATGACATCAAGGCAGCGGCGCTCAACCCGGCCGTGGGCTCGATCGTGCTTGACGTGGACTCACCCGGTGGCCAGGTGGGCGGGATTCCCGAGCTGGCGCAGACCATCCGCGAGGCGCGAGGATTGAAGCGGATCGTCGCCGTGGCAAACCACGAGGCCCTGAGCGCGGCGTACTGGCTGGCGTCGCAGGCAGATAGTGTCTTCGTGAGCCCGTCGGGGCGCGTCGGGTCCATCGGGGTAATCGCGGCGCACGAGGACCGCTCCCGACAGCAGGACGCGGAGGGAGTCACGACGACGCTCATCACGGCGGGCAAGTTCAAGGGTGAGGGGAACCCCTTCACCCCGCTGTCGGAGGAAGCCCGCGACCACCTGCAGTCCGAGGTCAACGACATGTACGCGCAGTTCGTCGAAGCCGTGGCCGCAGGAAGGGGCATCCAGGCGTCGGAGGTCATCTCGAAGTTCGGTGAGGGCCGCACGGTGGGCGCGAAGCAGGCGCTCGCTTCCGGCATGGTGGACGGCATCGCAACGGTCGATGACGTCATCTCCTCCGAGCTGCGAGGCATCGAGGAGTCCCGCCAGCAGGTGGCGGGCGTTCGCAAGGCCGCATTGGACGGTGCGCCGTTGATGCACACCGTCGCGGAAGCACCGGAGTTGACGGCCCGGGATCCGGAACCCGAGCCCGATCCCGCAGAGGACGTGAGCCAGACGATGGCGAGCGTCATTGCGGAGTTGGAGTACCTCAAGGCGTAGCGGCCTACCTGGCCGTGAGTGAGTGAACCACCGCACGGAAGGAGAACCGAGGTGACGCAGACGGCAGACGCGCCTTCGATGCTCGAATACTTCGAGGCGGAGAAGGCCAAGCACGTCGGAGCGGCCGAACAGATCGTGCGCAAGGCCCAGGCGGAGTTCCGCGACCTCACGGAAGAGGAGCGGGAGATCGTCAAGCACCACACGGGCGAGGCGCACGGTTTCAACGGCAAGATCAAGACCGAGCAGGAGAACCGGGCGCTGGCGCAGCAGATCGCTGACCTGAGCCCGAACCCCCAGATCGGTGACGGGACCGTGGAGGCCCCGAAGGGCAAGATGCTCACCATCGGTGACGTGTTCGTGGCGTCGGACGCTTACCGGGCCCTGCGCGAGCGCGGGACCGCCGGTAAGTTCGCCATGGGCCCGATCCAGCTCCCCGAGTTCGGGGCTGTGGCCGGGATCGTGACCGAGAACGCGGGCGACAACGACGAGATGTTCCTGCCCGCCCGGATCCCGGGCATCCAGGAGCCGGTCGAGGTCCCGCTGGGGCTCACCGACCTGTTCGCCACCGCGACCGTGACCCAGGGCAACACCGTGCTCCTGGTGCGCGAGACGGTGACGGACAACAACGCGGATGTCGTCTTGGAGGCGGCGGAGAAGCCCGCTTCCGACATCCAGTTCAACACCGAGACGGCGACGCTGAGCAAGATCGCCACGGTCATCAAGGTTTCGACCGAGATGCTCGAAGACGAGACGGCGATGCGTTCGTACCTGAACCAGCGACTGGCGACCTTCGTTCGTCAGAAGCGGGAAGACACGTTCGTGACCCAGCTGCTCGCGCAGGCGGGTCAGTCGGCAATCGCCGCCGACGTGGGCGGCGACAACATGTACGACGCCATCCTGGCGGGTGCGGTGGACGTCATGCGCTACGGTGGCCTCTCGGCCGACGCGGTGGCCATGACGATGCTCGACTACGCGACGATGCTGGTCGCGAAGGATGAGCAGGGCCGCTACCTGTCGGGCGGGCCGTGGCAGGCTCCGGGAACGCTCCTGTGGGGGCGCTACCGGGTGGCCATCACCGAGCGGTTGGGCGACGGCAACGTGGTCGTCGGGGCCTTCCGCGAGGGCGGCACGATCTGGCGCAAGGGTGGGGGCGTCTCGGTGGACGCCACCAACAGCAACGAGGACGACTTCCTGAACAACTTGACCGCGATCCGCGCGGAAGAGCGGGCCGTGCTGTTCCTGCAGCGGCCCGACGCGTTCAGCGTCGTCTCGATCGTCAGCTAGATCGACGGGTGAACGGGGGGCCTTCGGGCCCCCCACCACCTGTAGTAGGGATAAGGGAGACATCTTTGGCCACGAAGATCGTTACCCTGGTGCCGTTTCGAGGGGGAGACGAGCGCCGGGAATGGTGTTGGGACGTATCGCGACCGAGCTTGGAGGCGTTGGGATACCCCGTGTACGTGGGGGAACCGCGCGGCGAGGCATGGTCGCGAGCCGAGGCCTGCAACGCAGCAGCAGAGCAGGCCAAATGGGATGTGGCGCTCTTTTCGGACTGCGACACCATCCCCGACCCCGGGAGCGTGCGGCGAGCCGTCGCGTGGGTCCTGGATACGCGCGGGGGCGCTCGACCCCATCTCGAACGGTGGATGACCACCTTCGACGGGTCTACGGTACTCGCTCAGAGGGGTCCCGGGGCTCTCAACTACGCTCGGAACGGCCGCCCGCGTCACATCGGGCAGATGTGGAGAGGTGGCGGGTTGTTGGTCGTCCACCGCTCCGCATTTGAGCTGGTCGGCGGCTACGACGAGTCTTTCGTTGGCTGGGGCTACGAGGATTCCGCGATGAACCTCGAATTGCTCGCGAAGGCCTCTTGGGACCGTCTGCCGGGCCAGGCGTGGCATCACTACCACTCCGGACACGAGAACAGGGCCCGTCAGGAGTCCGTGAAGGCTTACCGGGCGCTCCTGTCGCGCAATGCAGAGGCGATCGACCGCTGGCTCGGCAATCAGCGTCAGACTCCGAACAAGGACATTTTCTGATGCGGGTGCTGGTGACGGGCCATCTCGGGTTCATCGGCGGCTACCTCATGAAGAAGTTGCAGGAGCAGGACCACGAGGTGTTCGGGATCGACGAAAAAGACGGTCTGGATATTCTCTTTGCGGATATGATGGTTCACAACTTCCGTCCGCAGATGGTCTTCCACCTCGCAGCCCGCCATTTCATCCCCTGGTGTCGCAAGCACCCGACGCAAACCTACCAGGTGAACGCGGCGGGGACCGGCCGGGTTCTGATGGGGCTAGAGGGTTTGGATTGCGTGAAGTCGATCGTGCTGGCCTCGTCAGCCGCCGTGTATGGCTTCGGCAATCAGCCGTTCTACGAGAGCGACATCTTGCGGCCCCGGGACGTTTACGGACTGTCCAAGGTGGACGCGGAGAACCTCTTGAAGGTCTTCTCGCGGGCTTCGGCGGCCTCTTGCACGTCCCTGAGGCTCTCGAACGTGATCGGGCCGGGAGACGAGACTCCGCACCTCGCTCCGATCCTCGCAGGCGGCGGGACGATCAAGCTCGGCAACATGTGGCCCAAGAGGGATTACGTGTTTGCCGGCGACGTGGCCGACGCCATGATGGCGTGCGCGACCCGTCTCGGACCGGGCTACCGGACCTACAACGTGTCCACGGGGATCGGGACGAGCCCCGAAGAACTGGTCCGGGTATTCCGAGACGCCGGGAAGAACATTCGGGTGCATCAAGGGCCCGGTCGAGAGGACGACGGCCATCTCGTGCTGGATCCATCGCTGATCCGACGCGAGGTCGAGTGGAAGCCCGTCACGGGGCTGCGGACGGTGATCGAGCAATGGGTCTGACGCGTCAGGAGTGGGAGGAAACCCACCAACACTTCGAGTCCGATTGGTGGGGCGATTGCGCCAACACCTACGGCGAAGAGACCAAGCAGATCGCCTACGCGAAGGTCATGGGCATGGATCCCGGCCCCTGGAAGGGCGGCGACAAGTGGCCGACCTGGGACATGGGGGGTCGTCGAATCCTCGATGTGGGTGGCGGCCCCGCTTCGATGCTGTTGAAGTGCACCGGGCTCGTGCAGGGTGTGGTTGTTGACCCTTGCGATTACCCCGCGTGGACGCTGGCTCGTTACGATCACCACGGCATCGAGGTCATCAAGGCCCCCGCTGAGGACGCCTTGCCAGATTTTCGGGATACCTCGTTCGACGGAGCATGGATGTACAACGTCTTGCAGCACGTCCACGACCCCCGGGCTATCATCGAGCAGATGTTCCGGGTGGCCGCCGTGGTACGGATCTTCGAGTGGGTGGAAACCGAGCCCTACTTGGGGCACCCCCACACGCTGCACGTTGAAGATCTGCAGGAGTGGTGCGGAGGTCCGGGCCGTACAGTCGTCCTCGATGAGGTGTACCGAGAGACGAGAGCCCGCCGTAACCCCGTCGGACGCGTCGAGCAGAAGGCCTGGGGAGGGGTGTTCGGCCGGTGGTAGCTTGGCCGAAGATCTTTCACCGGATCTGGCTCGACGAGGAAGAGCGCCCGGGGTTTGCCGCATGGCGCGACAAGCTCGCGGAGCTGCACCCTGACTGGGAGATTCGGACGTGGCAGGACTCCGGCGAGGCCCGGAAGATGCTCACGTCGGCCGATCTGCTGCCCCTGTGGGACCGCTATATCGAATCTGACCCTTTTGGGCGGATTCCCGACATCTTGCGATACTCGCTGCTGTACCGATTCGGCGGCGTGTACATCGATACGGATTTCGAGCCCCTCCGCCCGATCGACGAGCTGCTGGACGGCGGCAAGCCGTTTGCGGCGTGGGAAAATGACCGCACCATGTGTACGGCGATCCTAGGCTCTCCGCCGAAACACCCTGCGGTCAAGGTGCTGCTCACCGGCCTACCGGATAGCTGCGCACGGACCGAAGAGAAGACGCCCAACTACGCGACCGGCCCCGAATACGCAACCTCGTTGTGGCGCGGCCGAAGCGATGTGAAGAGGCTTCCTCCGTGGACCTTCTATCCGGTAGGCTGGTGGGAGCGCCACCTGCTCGGGGACCCCGCCAACTACCACCCCGACACCTTCGCGGTCCATCATTGGGCCAAGGGGTGGGGCGACGACGCACAGGAGAACAAGATCGTGAATCAGACGAAGGCGGTCATCCTGGTGCCGCTGCGGATCGAGGACGAGGAGCGGACGCTCGCGTGGGAATACACCAGGTTCCGGCTCGAAGAGCTGGGACTGCCGATCGTCACCGCCGACTCCGATGGGCCTTGGAACCGCAGCGCGGCCATCAACAAGGCTGCCGCAGAGGCCGAAGATTGGGACGTGGCGCTCATCGCGGACGCCGACACGATCGGGGAGCCCGACGCCATTCGCAAGGCCATGACGCAGGCCCTCAAGCAGGAGTCGGCCGTCATTCCGTGGCGCTTGCGGCACAAGCTCAGCCGCGACGGCTCGGACCGGATGCGACGCTACGAGGACAAGCTCCCGTACCGGCACCGTCTCAACGACCGTGACCACACGGACAAGACCCCCTCCCGACTGCCGATGGCGCACCGGGGCGGTCCGATCGTAGTCTCTCGTGCCGCGTGGGATGCCGTCGGAGGCTTCGACGAGGAGTTTGTAGGCTGGGGCCACGAGGACGTCGCATTCAGGATCGCTTGCGAGACGTTGGCCCCGGGTGGACTCAGCGATCTGAACGGGACGATCTGGCACCTATGGCACGAACGAACCGACCCCAGCCAGGCCAACGACCAGCGCAAAGAGTTGTATCGGGCTGCTGCGGGGGATCCGATGGCTCTGAGGAGCCTCGTAGGGTCTTCGCGGTGAACCTCTCGGTACTCATTGCGTTTCGCGATAGCGAAGACGGGCACCGGGGCCGTCTGTGGTCCTTCCTCGAAAAGCAGTACGCCAGATGGCTCCCCGGGGCTGAGGTCATCGTCGAGTCGGACGACGGAGAGGATCCATTTCACAAGACGCTCGCCCTCAACCGCGCGGCGGCAAAAGCGACACGCGACCTGATCTTGATCGGGGACGCGGATACATGGGTTCCGCACAACCAAGTTCTCCGGGCGGTCCAGCTGATCACGGAGAACGAAAAGATGTGGGGACGGCCCTGGAACCAGAAGGTGAAGCTCGGACAGGATGATACCGAGGAGCTGCTCGGGCTCACCTCGTGGGACGAGGGATTGAAGCCCCTATGGGAGCGGCACGGTCGCCTGGAAAACCGCAACACCTACTGGGCCGCTCCCCCTACTCTCGTCACTCGGGAGCAGTTTTTTCGAGCGGGCGGCATGGACGAACGATTCAGGGGGTGGGGTAAAGAGGATGAGGCGTTCTGCCTGACGTTGCGTTCGCTGGTCGGTAAGCCCCAGCAGGTAAGGGGCTACTCGATCCACCTGTGGCACCCCCGCATCGGCAAGTCGGGGAACGATCACTGGGAAGGTGAAACAGACCACCGAGACCGGAACAACGCGCTCGTCCGGGCTTACGACAAAGCAAGCAGATACCCAGACCGGATGGCCGAATTGGTAGCATCACGAGAGGAGATGTAGGAATGCCGTTCAACAACACCGGCAAGAACCTGATGCTCGACGCCCTGACGGCCGTCGTGGACTTCCTGAGCCTGCACAGCGCGGACCCGGGGTCGGGTGGTTCGAGCGAGCTGGCGGGTGGATCTCCCGCCTACGCTCGTAAGGCCGTCACCTGGAACGCGGCCTCGTCCGGCAGCGCCTCCGGCAACTCGCTTCCGACGTTCGACGTCGAGGGCGGCGACACCGTGAGCTACGTGGGCCTGTGGGATGCCGTGACCTCCGGCGCGTTCTACGGGTCGGCGAACGTGACGGACGAGGTTTTCGGCGCGCAAGGCACCTACCAGATCACCGCCGCGACCCTCAGCATCACCGACTCGTAAGCCCGGGAGGCCACGCATCATGATGGAGAACCCAGCAACCTTCGATGCCCAGGGAGTGGCGGGTCCGGCCCGCACCCAGGAAGAGGCCGACGCCGACCAGGCCGCTGGTTTGGCCAAGATCGACCAGAAGCGAGCCCGCCTCCGGGATCTGCAGGCCGGTTTCGAGGCCGACGGATATCCGGAGGCCAAGGCTCGCACTCTGGCCGCCATCGCGTACGCTCACGAGGAGTAGAGGGTGGCAGATAACCTTGAAGTCACCGAGGGCACCGGCACAAAAGTCGCTGCCGACGAGAGGTCCATTGGCGGCGAAACCGTCGAGATCCAACGTGTCGTCAAAATCGGTGGCTCCGGGTTCGCTGCGGACGATGTGTCCGTCACCACCACGAGCGGTGAGGTGGTGGCAGCTCGCGAGACTCGCGAGACGCTAACGATTTTGGCGTCACCAGACAACAGCCAGGACGTGTGGGTGGGCCCCTCCGGGGTGAACGCGGCGACGCCTTCGGGCGGATTCCGCCTCATTCCGGGGGCGGCCATCGACATTCCTACTACGGCGGCTGTCCACGCAGACACCGCCAGTGGCACTCAAACCATTTATTACGTGGAGACGTTCTCGTGAGCTACACCGCTCCCCCTGGGGCGAGTGCGGCCGATCTCGTCATCGCGCAGCGGGCGGCGTTGTACAAGCCATTTACGCCCACCGGCAACGACGACGAATTCGACGACGAGAACTTTAGTGGGTGGACCGCGCTTCAAGCTGCTCCCACTCTCACTCCCACCGAGGAGAACGACCGGCTCTCGATCAAGCACCCCGGGGGAGACGCTGGGGCGCAATTCCACGCCTGGGTCAAGGCCGTTACGGTCGCGAGCAACGACTGGATCGAGATCGCCTTTCAACAGTACGGTGAGGCGGGCAACTACGCGATCATCGGATTGCTGTTCGCCAACGGTGCGACCTACGGTGCAGGGAGCCAGTACGCGGTCGGGTTCAGCCCGACAGAGAACGGATTCATCCGGTCCCTGCACTCCAACTACAGCAGCTCGGGCGGTGCGGGCTCGCTGGGTGGCGGCGTTCCTTCGGCGAACATGAAGGGCGCTCTAATGATCTACCGCCTGATGTACGAGGGCTCCAACGTCTACCGTGGCTACGTTTCACCGGACGGAATCAACTACGTCCAGACGTTCACAGAAACCTCCTCGCACATCACCAGCCGGACCCATATGGGCTTTTACGTTTCCACCTGGGGTGGAACCCCCGACCTGGTCTACTCGCTCCTGTACGCGAGGTTCGGCAACGGAGCACCCCCGTAGATGGCGTCTCCTGCTGTCGCTAGCGTTGCTGAGTTCGCAGGCACCACGGCGGCTACATCACACGCGGTAACGTTGCCCGGCAGCGTCGCGGCGGGGGACCTGCTGGTGATGCTGCTCGGGTCGAACGAGAACACGGCAAACTTCGCTGTCAGCGGATGGACCCGTGTTCCACTGGATTCACTAGCTGGTTTGGCCTACCCCTCAAACATCACCGGGGGTCAGGGGACGATGGACGCCTTCTACAAGGTGTCTGCCGGGGGGGAGGGCGCTACCCAGACCGTAACGTGCGTGTCGTCGCGCATCTCGGCGATCACCTACCGGATCACGGGTGCCGCGACGACAGGGAACATCATCCAAGTGAGCGACGTGCAGTCGAGCGGTGTCACGGCTAACCCGTCAGCTCCGACGAGCAACCCCACGGGCGGGTCGAAGGATTACCTGTTCATCGTATTCACCGCGCAGGCGGGTGAAGAAGCCGACGACGACACCTGGGCGAACAGTCCGCCAACGAGCTTCACGCCCTCACCGCCTCGCCAGAAGACGACGGGTACGGCGGGCGCTGCGTCAGCGAACTGCTCGATCTGCTCGGCTGAGCGAGCACTAACGGCGGCAAGCCTCACGCCGGGGGGTAACTGGTCGCTCGATACCAGCACAGCCTCGATCCAGACCACGATGGCGGTCCACCCCCCCACTGCGGTCTTCGCGCCGCCGCCCCGCTCTCGCTACCCGTACCAGATGCCGCACATCCGAATGTGACTACCGAGATGAAGGGACGTGACCTGACGTGAGTTTCACCTACACGGCCTCGCAGGACGCTCAGGCCATTACGACGGCCGTGGACCTTTTCCACATCACGGCGGCCACCGACAAGCCGGTTGTGTTGCATTGGCTTGATCTAGGACAGACCACCGATCTCGGCGACGCTGCTGAGGAAGTGCTGCGGATCGGTGTTTACCGAGGCGTGACCGGCGGCGGTGGCGGCACCGGCCTCACCGAAGTCGGGGTGAACGACCTGGCTCCCACCGCTGGCGCGGCCGTCGTGGGTCAAGGCACCGCCTCGACAGGTGGCACGCTGATTTGGTTGATCTTCTGGAACATCCGGCAGGCTGGGCCCGTGTGGGTGCCGACCCCGGAGCTGCGTCCCCGAATCTCGGCTGCGAACGACCCGATTGCATTCCGCCTCATGGCTGCACCGGCCGACTCGGTTACCATTTCCGGCACGCTGGCTTGGGAAGAGGTCTAATCCTTGGCGCGATCTAGCGTCCCACGCGGGCGCGTTCGCGGCGGCGTCTTTCGGCGTCGAGCGGGCGACCGATACGCACTCGACACGCGGCGCTTCCCCTCAAGCCCGCTCCCCTTCGAATACACCAACACCGCTGAGGGTGCTTCCTCGGACGGCACCACCGTCACGACGGGCAACAGCGGTGGCGGGTCGGGTCGGGCCTGGGATGCAGTCGTCATCGGCGGTAGCGCAACCTCAGTCTACGACGACGACGGCGCTCCGAGTGGCACCTACGACTACTTGATCACCAGCGGTGCCAACCAGAACTCCTACTACCAGTGGGATTTCGCGGTCCCTCAGAGGCACATCTTCGTCGGGTTCCGCCCAAAGTTCAGCGCCGTCCCGGCGGCGAACACGGTCCTGTGGCGATTGAGCGAGTCCGACGGCACCGCTGGCATCTCGCTCCGAGTCAACAGCACGTCCGGAGCCTTAGAGTTGCTCGACGCGAGTTTCAGCGTCATCGCCACGCTCAGCACCATCCCGACGCCCAACACCCGATTCAAGATCGAGGTTGAGGCAATCCAGGGCGACGCCCTGCGGTTCGGTAGTGGCGCGATCCGAATCTACACGGACCCGAATAGCTCGACCCCGACCGAATCACTGAGCGGCGGCGCGGACTTCGGTGTCGGCGGGTTCATTGACACCAGGTTCGGCTCGATCCTGGGAACCGGCCGGTTCGCCGTCCTCAACATCGACAACATCGGGGCCAGCAACTACCGCTACCCGGTCCTCACCGACGCCTTCGCGGTCGTCAAGACCGGGACGATGGCCGTGTCGGGAATCGGCGCAATTGCGATTACCGGCCGCAAGCGGGGGACGACGGCGACTACCGCCCTCTCGGGCGTGGGCTCGATCACCATCCAGGGCCGCAAGCGCGCCGCTAACACGATCAGCGTCAGCGGCATTGGAGCTGTCGCCGCAACCGGCCGCAAGGGCGGCAAGAGCACGATCACCGTCAGCGGCATTGGCACCATCACCAGCACGGGGCGCAAGCGCGGAACGACCGCCACTCCTAACCTCTCCGGGGTCGGCTCGATCACGATCACCGGCAAGAAGAAGGCGATCGCGACCTACACCGGAACCGGCGGCGGGGCTGGGCTATTCCGGGGGCTACTTGCCCTGCTGGACAACGAGGGCGGTGAGTCTCTCGTCGTCGGGATCCGGATCAGCGGCATCGGCGTCGTTGAGGCCACCGGCTCCACGGCCACTCCGCCGGTCTTGGGTTCGTTCACGATCAGCGCCATCGGCGCAATCGCGATCACGGGCCGCAAGAACGCTAAGAGCACGATCACGGTCACGGGCGTCGGTTCCGTCTCCTGCACCGGTCGCAAGAAGGGCCAAGCCGCGATCACGGTCAGCGGGATCGGCGCGGTCGCCGTCACCGGTCGCAAAAAGGCGCTTGCTACGGCCACCGTCTCGGGGATCGGCTCCGTCACATGTTCGAGCCGCAAGAACGGCAAGTCCAACATCACGGTTTCGGGCATTGGGTCAGTCGCAGTCACCGGCCGCAAGCGGGCCGCCACGAGCTTCACCGTCTCCGGCATCGGAGGGGTGGCGGTAGTTGGGCGAAAGCGGGCCCAGTCCGCGATCACCGTAACCGGAGTCGGAAGCTGCTCCGTGACTCCGCGCGGGGCGCACCGGGGGACGGCCACTACGACCGGCGTCGGTCACGTCGTGGTCACGGGACGCCCAGGACGGCGCACGACGGGCACTATCTCGGGCGTGGGTACGGTGGCCGTGACGGGTCGCAAGCGAGCGGCCAGCACCATTGCGGTTTCCGGCATCGGGCAGATCACGGCCACCGGCGATCAGGTTGGATTCTCGACTACGATCACCGTGACCGGGGTCGGCACCGTCGCCGTGACCGGGCGCAAGCGGGCCCGGACAACCATTTCGATTTCTGGCATTGCGTCGGTGACGTTCACCGGCCGTAAGCGTGGATCGTCCGCCCTGAGTCTCTCGGGCGTTGGGTCGGTAGCCTGTTCGGGGGCGAAGGGCGGACGATCTGCGGTTTCCGTGTCGGGCGTGGGTGCAGTCACCGCCACCGGCACCAAGAAGGCTAAGGGCACGTTCTCGATCTCCGGAGTGGGGCGCTTCAACGTCAGCCCCAGCTCCGCGATCGTGTGCTCCGGTGTAGGCACCGTTTCGAGCACCGCTCGGTCGCACAGGCGAGGCACCGCCTCTGTGACCGGGATCGGTGTTGTGGCCGTTACCGGACGCAAGCGCGTCAGCTCGGCGATCACCGTTTCGGGCGTCGGCCGGTGCACGGTCGCTGCGACCAAGCACGCATTCGCGATGATGACGGTGACGGGGGTCGGTCGCTACACGATCAGCCCCAGCGCCAACATCACGATTACCGGAGTCGGGACCTTCACTCTCAGCTCGCGCAAGGTCGGGCGAGCGGCGATCTCGATCGGGGCCGTGGGCGCAGTCGCGGTGTCGGGTCGAAAGCGGGCTCGCGCGACGATGACGGTCACGGGGCGGGGCACCTGCTCGGTCAACGCAGACACGGACCGGACCGGGATCGTCACCGCCTCCGGCATCGGGGCGCTGTTTACCTCGAGCCGCAAACAGGCACTCGGCACGCTCTCCACGCTCGGAGTCGGCCGAGTCACGATCACGGGACTCAGCTCGTTTACTCCGGTGGGTCGGCCGGTACATGGACCGGGGCGCTCGGGCGTGGTATCATCCGGGAGCACGTCCACCGCTACCGACCCCGGTGGGTCCAGCACTATCGGGAATGGGGCGGGCAGCCGGTCCTCAATCAGGGGCACGGTTCCCGCAACATCGAGCGCCTCCCCAGGGGGCAGCTCGTCGGAGGTGGACTGATGGCAGAGTACTACATCAAACAGGGGGACGACTCACCCGCAATCCTCACCACCCTTCGGGATGGCGAGGGTGAGATCGTCAGCCTCGTTGGCGCTACCGTCCGGTTCATCCTTCGCCCAGTCAACGGCGAAACGGTCCTGGACGAGGAAGCGGATCTGGTCGGGGACGGATCTGGCGGGCAGGTCGAATACGCCTGGCCCGCCGCGATCACTTACCCGCCGGGCTCGTACTACGGCGAATGGCAGGTCACGTTCGTCAGCAACGAGGTTCAGTCGTTCCCGACCATCGGCTACGACTCGATCGAAATCCTCGAAGAGCTGGGGACCGAGCAGGACGTCTCGATCTACCCCCCAATCTTCGCCACGATTTCAGACCTCGAAGGCGCGACCGGCTCCGATCTACAGGACAACGCCACCGCGATCCGCTATCTGGAAACCGCGTCGCAAGCCATCCGCGACTGGCTGGATCAGCGGGTCGAGTACGTCGAGGACGAAGAGATCGTCATGTGGGGCAACGGCCTTCGGCTGATGACCCTGCCGGAGATGCCCATCGTGTCCATCACCGAGGTGCTCCCCGAAAGCGCCGAAGATCCGCTCGACGCGTCCGACTACGAGATCGAGGGGCGCTCGGGGCTGCGGCGGCTCGGCAACTTCTGTTGGGCCATCGGTGAGCGCTACCACATCACCTACTCGCACGGGTACGCGGTCAAGCCCGCCGACGTGCTGGCCGGGGCCCCATTGCTCCCGTCCACGATTCGTGAGGCGACGATCCAGCTCGCGGGCGACCGGCTCCTGTCCGTCGGGGTCGGCGGGGGCGGCGTGGTGTCGGAGACGATCGGAATCTACACCTACAAGGTGGATTCGGACACCTCATCCGGCGAGTCGCTGGCCGTGTCGGGTGATATGAAGCTGCTGCTCGAACGCTACCGGCAGGCGGGCGTGGCGTGAGCGTCGAGGGGCTCATGACGCAGCCGGTCACGCTGCGCAAGCGGCAGGATCCCGACCTAGATATTCGGGATGCGATCGGCGGTGCGGAGCCCACGTACTCGGAGCTGGAAACCACCATGTACCTAGAGCCCGTGGGCGACCGGCGCTCACGTGAGGACCTCGACGACCGGAACACCGGTATGGGCCAATGGCTCGGCGTCGGACGAACAACGATCGAGTGGCACAACTGGGATCAGGTTGTTTACGGCGAGCTAACCCTCGACATTGTGGCCCCGATCCGCCACATGCACAACCCGCGTCTCAATCGCGAGAGTCACGTCGAGATGGACCTACAGGAGATTCAACTTGATTAACTTTCGGGTGATCGGCGTGAACACGGTAGTAGCGAGAATGGCGTTCGCTGCGGCAGTCGGAGAGGCTGCGGCCGAGGCGGCGGCTCAGGCCAGCGCTGCGGCGGTCCTGGCCAAAGCACAGGCCCACGCGCCGGTCGATACTGGGGAGCTGCGAGACTCCGGCATCCTCACCCCGACCGGATTCATCTTCACGGCGGACCACGCAATGCCGGTGGAGGTCGGCACCAGCACCACGCCCGCGCAGCCCTTCGTGCGTCCCGTCCTCGACGAGGACAACACCGAGGTGGCCTTGGCTGTAGGGCGCAAGTTGATCGGAGGGATCTAGTGCGGTTCGAAGAGGCGCTGTTCGACTACCTGTCAGCCGACGGAGGAGTGGCGGGTCTGGTGGAGGACCGGATCTACCCGGTGCGACTACCGGAGGGAGCCAAGCTACCCGCCATCTCATGGTTCCAGGTTAGCTCGGACCGGATCCCGACCTACGACCCGTTCCCGCGCGACGACTGGACCAGGAAGCGCATCCAATTCAACAGTTGGGCCACGGACCCTAACACGGCGATGCTCGTGGGAGAGGCGGTGATGCTGGCGCTCAGCGGTTACGACGGCGACATGTCCGGCCTAGCGATTGGGTCTTCGGAGAGTGTGACCGAGCTTGACACGTACGACGGTCAGACCAAGCTGTTCCGCAAGATCCAAGATTTTCACATCTCGTACGAAGAAGATCTCGAACCATCGAGTTAGGAGGAATAAAGAATGACGAAGCGAGCAGCACGCGGGATCGTCGTTTCGTTCGAGGGCGTGCCCGTCGGACAGTTGACGGCCTTCGGCAACCCGGGCTCCTCACGTGAGCTGATCGACGCGAGTGCGTACGGCGAAGAGTGGAAGGACTTCGTGCTCGGTCAGCAGGACGGCGACGAGGTGGAGGGAACGGTCGCTTACGACCCGACCGACGCCGGACACGCCGACATCCTCGACACGTACAACAACGACCCGGACGCGGTTACGACCTGGAACCTGACGCACGCCGACGCTGGCGTGGACTTCGACATCGCGGCCCGCATCACCGCCGTCAACCGTGGCGGCGCACTCGGTGACCTCCTGCAGATGAACTTCACCCTGAAGATCGTCGAGCCGGGCGTCACGGACAACTCGTAACATCCGTTCGACCCTGCACTACTGGCGCGGCCAGCACGACAGCACGGAGAAAGGGAGGAGATAGGAATGGGTTCGATCCGAGATGGGATCCTGGGCGCAGACGACCTGCCCCGGGAGAAGCTCGAAACGCCCGAATGGGAGCCTGACGTACCGTTCGTGTGGGTTCGGGGCCTGACGGGCGCGGAGCGCGACAAGTGGGACTCGTCCCTCATGGAGCGCGGGCGTGACGGCAACCGGGTTGCCAAGCTCGGCGGGAAGGACGTGCGTGCGAAGTTTTGCACGATGGTCCTGGTGGACGAGGAGGGCAAGCAGATCTTCGCCCTCGCCGAAGCCCCGCTGCTTGGCAAAAAGTCCGCGGTCGTGATCGAGCGCATCTGGCGCTTGGGCCGCGAGCTGAGCGGGATGCAGAACGTCGGCGACGTCGGCGACGATGACGACGAGGAGGGGCAGGAAAACCCTTCCGAGGAGGACGAGTCCAGCTCCTCCGAGTCGCTCTAGCCTGTGGGATCCCCGACGTTGACTGGCTGGCGGAACGCATCAGCGGTAAGCAACTGGGCGAGTGGGCCGCGTATGAACGCGAATACGGGCCCATCCTCGTCCACGAGCGGATCGACGTTGGTGCAGCTTTGATCGCCATGCATCTCGTCGGGGATCCCAAACGGACGCTGCAAGACTTCCTGCCTAACTGGACGGGTAGGGACGAGTCCGAAGAGTCCCTGGTGAAGAGGCTTATCGCTTTCAAGGAATCTTACAAGAATCGGGAGGACGACGCGTGACGCTACTCGGCTCACTCGAAGTGCTGATCGTCGGCGACTCGCGTCCCTTGACGGCGGCCTTGGCCAGCAGCAGCGCTCAGGTCAAGACGTTCGGAGCCACCACCACAGCCACCGGCAAAGCGGCGGGCTCGGCCATGTCTACCCTGCGGTTGGGGGCAGTCGGGGCCGGGCTCGCCGTTGGCTATTTTGCGAAGGAAGCGGTCCAGGCGTCGATCGAGTACGACCGGGCCTTCGCACGAATCAACGCCATCACCAACACTACCGACGCCAAGATCGTCGAGATGCGCAGTCACATCTTGGATCTGAGCCGAGATACCGCCACATCTCCGGTCGATCTGGCGAACAGCTTCTACTACCTGTCATCGGCCGGGTTGGACGTGAGCCAGCAGATGGACGCGCTGGACGCGGCGGCTAAGGGCACGGCGGTCGGATTGGGCGAGTCGGCGCTCATTGCGAAGATCAGCGCCCAGGCGTTGAACGCGTACGCCAACTCCGCCCTTACGGCAACCCAGGTGACGGACGCAATGGTGGCGGCCGTCCGCGAAGGTAGCGCCGAGCCGGAGCAGTTCGCCGACGCGCTGGGCCGCGTGCTGCCGGTGGCGGCGAAGGCGGGGATCGAGTTCCAGGAGATCACGGCCTCTCTAGCCACGATGTCCAACGCGGGACTCGACGTGCACGAGGGCGTCACCGCCGTCCGAGCCATCCTCAACTCACTCGTGGCCCCGACCAACCAGACGACCGACGCGCTCGCGAAGCTGGGGCTCACCGCCGACGACGTGCGAATCAGCATGTCGGAGGAGGGGCTGGTCGGGACATTGCGCATGTTGGAGCGACGGGCCGGGGGCTCGATCGACACGCTGCGCGACCTCATCCCGAACATCCGAGGCATGGTCGGTGCCTTCAACCTCACCGGGCAGGAGGCGGCCGAGGTCGATCGGATCTTCGATCAGGTCAAGCGCTCGTCGGGCGACTTGGGGCGGGCCTTCGAGCAGACCGCCGAATCGGACGCGTTCAAGGTCCAGCAGGCGCTCAACGACATTAAGATTTCGGGCATGGAGATTGCCAGCTCCGCTTTGCCGGCGCTCAGCAAGGGCCTAGCCATCTTCGCGGATGGGGTTCAGATCGTGGCTCACCACCTCCCGATGGTGGTGATCGCCATCATCGGCCTCAAGGTCGCATCGACCGTCGCCGCAATCGGGGTGGACGGGCTGGCCCTCAAGATGATGTACCTGGGTGACGCTGCCAAGGCGACCATCGGCCGACTGGGCCTCGTGGCCCTCGCCATCTACGGGACGCAAAAGGCCGCCGAGGCCGTGGGTGGCCAGCTTCAAGCGTTGGAGGACAACCGACTTGACCACTACTTCAACTCAGCGGCCGAGGGGGCCCGGGCTTTCGGATTCGCCGTTCCCAACCTCGACCCTTACGTGACGCAGGTGTTCGATTACAGCCGCGCTATTGAGGACGTCAAGTATCAGCTCAAGACCGGGACCATCGATGCGGCTACAGCCGCTAACGCAATTTCCCAGCTCTCGCACGACTTCAACGGCACCCGGGTCAACGTGCCGCTGCTGACCAAGGAGCTGCAGGGCATCAGCACCGAGTTCGGCGCAATGCGTCAAAAAGCCGACATGGCTGCGGCGGGCTTGCGCACCGTAGGCTCCAACGAGCTGCCTAAATTCGCCTTGGGGCTAGAGACGGTGCACACCAAGATGAAGTCGTTCCTGGGCATGTCGGAGGAAGATCTCGGCAAGTGGCGCAAGGCCGTGAGCGACGACTTCCGCTCGACCTTCGCGGTGATCGGCGGGGCCGACGACGTGTTCGCCAAGACCGTCGATGGCTTCATGCGGCAGGTGGAGCGGATGCGCGTCCTGGCGGTGCGGGGGGCGGAGAACATCCAGAAGCTCGTCAAGGCCGACATCTCCGACGCTACCTTCAACCTCATCATGTCGCAGGGCCCGGCCGGGATCGACGCCTACGTGCGGGCGACCGACGCGGGCAAGCGCGAGCTGGTGCAAGACTGGCGTGAGGTCGCTCGGGCGGTCCGCCAGGCCGACCAGGCTGTGCGCAACCGCACCAACCCCGTCGTTACCGAGATCGGCGTCCACGTCTCGGCCGAGGAGCTGACGGCGTTGGAGAACCGCCTACAAAACATCCGCACCAGCTACTTCATCAACGTGGGGGTCCACACGCAGCCGATCAGCCCGTGGCCGGACGAGGCCCTGACGAAGTACCTCATCAACCCGATGCGCCGGATGGGCTTCAAGCGTAAGAACGGCGTCTACGAGTTGCCCGTCATGGTCGGCGTCCACAC